AGCCCGGCTTCCCGTGTGGGCAGCCAGTGCGCCACGTCAGGCGTGAGCCTGCATACGTGGAATATTTTTAATAGATGCTTGACGCTCTGGATATCGCCTGAGTCATGCCATCTGAACCAGCGCGACTTGCGCGCGTTGATATCCTCGGCCATCGTCCGCGTCCAGGCTGGCTTGTCAATCGAGGCCAGGCGGCGCATCATTGCATCCATCACATTAGGAAAACGATAGCGGCCCTTCAATGCATAGCACCCGTAACAGGTGGTGCCCTTTATCTTGGCAAGCTTTGCGCCTGTCTTGCAATGGATCGCGGGCAAGTTGTAAGAGTAGCCCGGCATCTTGGACGGCTTCGAGAGTCCGCCCGTAATTAGTTTTCTTTCTGCTGCATTCATGTTATATCCTTTCTAATAATATCCCATAACATATATTTTATTTCTTATTTGTCAAGCTTGCGAGCTTGCGGCTTGCGCTCTTGCGCTTGCGCTTCTCGGCCTGCTGGAGCCAGTACGGGTTCACCGTGCCAATAATCCTGGGCCGCGGTGCAGCTGCCGCGGGCTCAATAGCCCGCGACTGTCGCGCGTAGTTCGACCGGTTAGGCATCCAGGATGGCTTCCATTATTTTCATGTTCTCGTCTGTAGCTGTCACCACGAAGCAGGCATCACCTACAATATGGGTCCAGTCACGCCAGTCAGGGGTAAGCTGGTCCTCAATTGCCTTCATGTACCAATAACGCATTTGGCTGGCACGCCAGTTACGTTCCTTCCCATTCATCAGGCCCTCTTCATCACAGTACAGGTCACCTTCTAAATGAAGCTTTCCTCTGACGTCAGTGTATGCTGCAGGTACAATCTGTATCATTTTACAACCGCACTGTTCGTACATACCATTGGATCCCTGGAAGGGAGGTTCTCCGGTCCATGTAGTAACGGTTATTTTTTGATCCGTATCAACTGGTATTCTCATTGATAAGAAATCTATCTCTTCTATTGATTTTGCTTCTGTCATGTTATTCCTTTCTATGACGTTAATTTATATATGGGATTATCTGTTATTCGTATACATATGTCAAATCTTTTTTTCAGCTTGAGCCCCGGCGCTTGCGACTTGGCCCTAAAGCAGCATTTCTCTAATAGAGTCTACTAGCTCTTCAGGGCCGCTTGCCGCTTGCGACTTGGCCCGGGTGTCCCACTTACACAGTGTATCGTGCAGCTTCGTTGCTCTGTCCGGGCCGTGCGGTGGCCCGGAGCTTGTGTGTCCCATTTTTATATACCTAAATTAGGCTTGGGTTCTCTCCGGACCGTGTGCCTGGAGTTGAGGCTACGCGTCCGCAGTCTATCCTTCTCAAGGCACTTGTGCATTGCAGTGCTATTTTAGAGATACAATGCACAATTATTATTATGGGATTTTATTTGACAAAGTCAATAGAAAATGCATAATAAATGTAAATTAATTAAAGAAAGGAATAACAATGGACTATCACTTAGATAAAGACGAAGCAATTAATGGCAATGAAATGATTGACGCTTTACAAAGATCAGATCATTTTTACATTACTCATTATTGTAAGAAGAGAAACAAAATAGAAAAACGCAGATGTTTTTGGGACAGCAAGTCTAAACTGTGGGAAACCAAGCAAGGCAAATTTGCTATTACTTGCGTTGCTCTAAATCAAGAGACTTACGAGATAGACGGCTACCGAACGTTTACAGATGTGTTTGCAGTGCAAGGTGAAAAAATGCATTTAGGAAGCGAGGTAGCACAATGACAAGAGCTATGACAAAATACCAACTGGAACACTTTAAGAATAAAGTAGACAGACAATTTAAACCATATATCGAGGAGCAAGAACTGATTGTAAAACAATTCAGAACTGAAGCTATCGATCACGCGGTTAAAGGACTGGCTAAAAAAATGGGCGCTGACAAAGTGCTCGATAAACTTAAAGAAGCTGAGAAAGAATTAGCTGATGCGAGAGCAACGGCTAGGACTTTCTTTGAAAAGAAAAAACCTAAAGAGGAAGAGCTTAACTATAATTTAAGAGTTGCCGATAGATATGGGCGAGATGATTTCTCAGTAGCAGATTGCGAGGAACAACTTAGAGACTGGGCAAAAAGTCTTGCTGATAGACAAATCGAGAAGCTAGCTGAGGGTAAGAAGCTCAAGCAATTAAGAGACATGAAGCAACAAGCGATTGATACTGTCATGGAAGCAGGTTGTCCTGAAGAGTTGATCAAGCAACTTGGCATGGTGTCTAAAAGTATTGGCTTGACTTGGAATAAAGAAGTCAAGCGAATAGCTATCGAATAGATAGTTGATCTTGCGCGTGGGCAAGGAATTGAAGCCACTATGCTGGTGGCAATATATACACTCCCCACGCGCCTGATCCCAGGTCGAGTAGCAAGGCATGGTAGATATATCTGTAAGACCTTCGCTACCATAAAAAATTTCCCGCCTGCGCACTTGCGCACTTATAAAAAAGTAGGACCCAAAACAGCCCAGCTTGTAGACTTGCGACCTCCCCCCGTACCCCCGGATTTGTATATAGAGGGGTCCCAATGCGTCATGTATATGTTTGATTTAGACTTAAATACGTGCTAAATTCATTTTCACTTTTAAAAACATAAGTGCAAAAATTTTTTAGAAATTTTTTTCAAATGCTAACGCCAGAACAAATAAACAATCTACCTTCCGACGCTAAGAAAGAATACTTGCGTGCAATGCTGTTGCACGATGAAAAGAAAAAAGATCAAGCGATCCGCGATGACTTCTTAACGTTTGTAAAATACATGTGGCCTGATTTCATAGAAGGTGAACACCACAAAATTATGTCAGAAAAATTTAATCGTGTAGCCAAGGGTGAACTAAAACGACTTATCATTAACATGGCACCGCGGCACACGAAGTCTGAGTTTGCATCCAACTTTCTACCAGCGTGGATGATTGGTAACAATCCACAACTAAAAATAATTCAAGCAACCAACAATGCAGAACTTGCCGTACGGTTTGGTCGTAAAGCAAAAACTTTAATTGATATGGAAGATTATCAACGTGTGTTTAATACTAGACTACGTGAAGACTCACAAGCGGCAGGTAAATGGGAAACGGCACAAGGCGGTGAATACTATGCCGCCGGTGTTGGCGGATCGATAACCGGTCGTGGTGCGGATCTACTTATCATTGATGACCCGCACTCGGAGCAAGATGCGCTGAACATGGCTTCTTATGATCGAGTCTACGAATGGTACACCTCGGGTCCTCGACAGCGTTTACAACCTGGAGGTAGAATTATCTTGGTGATGACACGTTGGAACGTGGCTGACCTGACCGGTAAATTACAAAAAGCGCAAAAAGAACCGAAAGCAGATCAGTGGGAGGTAATTGAGTTTCCGGCAATCTTGCCATCAGGCAAACCAACTTGGCCAGGGTATTGGAAACGTGAAGAGCTAGAAGCAGTAAAAGCCTCGGTAAGTATCCAGAAATGGAATGCGCAGTATCAGCAAAACCCAACTGCAGAAGAGGGCAGTATTATTAAACGTGAGTGGTGGCAGGTATGGGACAAAGACGAACTACCACCATTGATGCATGTCATTCAATCTTATGACACCGCATTCATGAAAAAAGAAACTGCTGACTATTCTGCTATTACTACCTGGGGTGTATTTCAAAAAGACGAGGACAGCGCTCCAATGTTAATTCTAGTTGACATGATAAAAGATCGGTACGAGTTCCCTGAGCTACGTAGAGTGGCCAAAGAACAGTATGATTATTGGAAACCAGAATCGGTAATTATTGAGGGTAAAGCGTCAGGACTACCATTAACCTACGAAATGCGCAAATTAGGTATACCGGTTATTAACTTTACACCTAGCCGTGGAAATGATAAACATACTAGAGTGAATGCTGTGGCACCACTGTTCGAGTCAGGTATGATTTGGGCACCGGACCGCGAATTTGCTGAAGAGGTAATTGAGGAGTGCGCTGCATTCCCACTAGGTGAACATGATGACTTAGTGGACAGCATGACTCAAGCCGTAATGAGATTTAGACAAGGTGGCTTTGTTGAACATCCAGATGACTATGAGGATGAAGCATTACCACAACAACAAAGGACGTACTATTAATGTCAAAGATAAAACTATTAAAGGGTCTAGCTTCTTTATTTAAAAAAAAGAAACCTAAGAAAACAGAAATGTTTGGTCCACCACGTGACCCTGAAGTAGATTATGAAACTGCAGCTGCACTTAAACGTTCACGTAAACTTTACGATTTAGAAAGAAAAAATTTAAGTCCACTACAAGAGGAGCTAGATAAAATGCTCAAAGCAGAACAAAAATCTTTGGATGATACTTTAACTAAACTAAAAATTGCTACATCTGAAATGGATGAGATGAGTAAAGTGCTAGATGAATTTAATCGTATTGCCGATGAAGAGGGTATCGAAGAGGCTTTAAAAGCTTTTAGTGATTTAATGAATCCAAAGCGAACACTAAACGCTGATGGTGGTAGAGTTGATTTAGCTAATGGCGGCGAGCCAATTGTAGATTTAGCTATACCAATGACGGAAGAAGAAATTTTAAACAGAAGAAAAGAAGCTTATAAAGCTATGGATTATTATGATCCAGACTACGCAGATTTTGATTCTCCTAAGTTTCAAGAAGCTTTAGAGTTTCAAGAAACTTATCAACGACCTAGCTATGCCCAACCGTTTTATGAATTAGATGATGAGAGAAACAGAAGTTATCCTCTTGGCACAGAGCTAGCAGACATAATGCAAAAAGGCCTACCACCGGTTCCAGGACTAGAACTAACTCAAGACGTGGATAAAGTAATTAAACAAGACATGTTAGATTATGAACAAGCTTACCAACAAGCTACAGGACAAGAATTCCCTGATATTTACGACAGAGTTGTTAAAAGAAGACCTGATACTTACGGTCCCTTAACAATGGGTAGTTATTCGGATGACGCATATTATGACAGCGGAGGACAGTTTGGTAATGAAATAGGAATTAACTATAATGACTTTCAAGATGCATATGCGTCAGGAGCAAACAGCATGGGAGAGCTTATTATGCACGAGTTTGGACACGCTCTTCTTGGGGATGAGAAGGACAATTTCGGTTATAAAATAGCACCAAAAGGTGACTATAGTCCTAAGTCACGAGACGCAGAAGAACTAGAACGACAAATTTATGACATACAAAAAGAAATGGGAGACAAAGGCGCGTATGAAAATCCGGGTGAAGAAAGAATGGTTAGGAGATTTACTGATATATTAACAGACATGATAGGTAAAAGAGAAGGCGAAGACGAAGAAGCGCTAGATCGTATGTTAGCAAGAGGTGACACTGAGTACAGTGACAGAATTTATGGGTATGGCGAGCCTGACTTTGAGCAAGCATTACAAGACATGATAGATGCAGGTCTTACGCCTACAGAAGAGTTTCAAAAAGAATTTAATCCGCCCAAAACACTAAACGCTGATGGTGGTAGAGTCGGTATGCTATCAGGCGGCTTAGCTAAAGGTATTATGCAAGCAATGCGACTTGCAGCGCGAGGTGTAAAACCGTTTGGTGAAAAACAAACTTACAAACAAAATTTACAAAATTTAGGTTTAGCTAATGAGAATGCTTTACTAAATAATTTTAGAACCAAGCTTACAGGTATTATGGATATGAGACAAAGCCAGGTGCCTGAAGAAGACTTGTTGAACTTATTTGAAGACATTGCCACTGGTAAAAAATATGACATGGCATCACCAAAATCAAAACAGCTAATGCTTGGCGCAACCATGAAAGGTATGAGAATGCGTAATATTGATGGCAGTGACTTTCAAAACTTTATGGCCGACATAGGTCCTAAAATAAAAAATCGTGATATATTGCCTGATGATGTTAAAAAACTATTAGCAGAGATAGATGAGAGTGACGCTTTTATGGAAAAGTTAAGAGGTAAACCTAGCAGCAAAA